GGCAACATCCATTAAATTATCTACAACAATAAGAACTGGTGGGCAACCCCATAGTTCTTCGAATGCTTGAACCTCTTCGTCAATATCCTGAAGAGATGGTGCTGATTCAAATGACCAAACTATATGACTGCCTCTTAATAGAGTTGCCTTAGTCCAACCAATATCCGTAGTTAATAACCCTTCAACATCAGACTGGGACTTACCAGAAATCATTGAGGCTAAACGCATAGCCATTGTATGCGCATTTGTATCTGCTGAAATATAGAGTGTCGGAACTTTCATCTTAAGCGCAAGCGCTAATGCTAATGTCGACTTTCCAACTCCTGGTGCTGCTGCGAACATCGAAACTTCTGAACGTCTAATGATAATCTTGTTGTTCTCGAATGCCTTAAAGCAACTAGGGAGCGGTTCTCCACCAATACTGGCACGGCCAACTGAGCGGACAAGTGTACGCATCCTTTATTGTTCCCTTCTTTATAGAAAGAGCGCAGCCACTTACGTGGTAGGTTAATGTGACTGCGCTCTTTCATCTGCTTAAATTAAAACGGTGCCGACGTTGTGGTCTTGCGGACATTAACATCGAAGTGCTTAAGTGTCTTACCACCAGCACGTGCTTCGATTGATACAAACTTAACAGCAAGATAGTCACCTTGTTCAGGTCGCTTCTCTGCTAGTGCCATCTTCAAGCGGACTTGACCAGCAGTCAAGGTACGCTCACCTTCACTTGTATGAAGCACAATCTTTGGTGCTACAGTTCCATCGTCCCATGTCTGTAGTCCAACACTTAGTACTGTTCCTTCTACTGAATCACCAATGTTTTTAAAATTAACATAAGTGCCACTACCTTCATTCTTGAACTCAGGATTATCCCAGATGCTCATATTTTTCCTTTCGTTAGTTTACTGGCTTGCATTGGTCAGGCGTTCCCTGTGGAGTCGGGCATGCCCAAAAAGCATAAGGCTTCCCACTCGTCTTGCTTACTCCCTGTCGGAAGATTCTTGCCCCGTGAATGCATGTCGGACTTGCTGTCCCTGATGGGGTTATCGCGCTTGGTGGTTGTGCGATGGTAGGCATCTGCCCCTGGGTTGGAGCGTAGTATGTGGATGGCGCTGTGTTTTGAGTTGAACTCGTGGTCCCCAAAGGGGCTACTGTATACGCACCCACAATAAGTTTCTGTACGGCAGCGACTTGATGTGAGTAATCTCCAACACCTTCTAGCAGTACGCTTAACTCGTCAGCCGTGTTTGCTCTGACGTTAATCATGTCACCTGCTGGTGTCTTGTATGATACTTGCAGTTTCCATTCTTCCATTTGTTATCCTATCTTAGTTGAGAAGGTACAGAATTCTGTAACTCCGCATTTATATTGGCAGTTGTTTGTGTTAGGTAAAAATATTTTGGCCTTACGGGCTTTGTCAAAACCTGTGACAAGATACTCTAACTTCTCGTCCGTGTACTTGTCAAGGTTTACCATCTCGGAAACACCATTCTGGCGTGACATCCAGTATGTCCCCCACTTAATATCTACACCGAAGACTTTCTTTAGTCCCACTTTATAAAAGCCCAGTTGTAGTGTGTTGGTAGGTGTTTGTTGAGAAGTCTTTAGGTCGACTATAACTAGTTCGCCGTTCACTTCAAACACCCTATCAAGAATCATCTTGACGGGTACTCCACCAAACTCTGGTAGCAAGGCCAACTCGATAGCAGGAACGCCTTGCGGTGTCTTCCAAATCTTCCAGTGTGGGTTTGCTTTACGCCAATCAACATAAGCCTGAACCCATCTAGGTCCAGTCTCTTGCCAGAAGTTAACGTCTTCCTTGTTTGGATTAGCCTTGGTTGCCCTTCCCCCAACACGTGCATTGGTCAGGTCGGTGTCGCCAAGTTCTTCTGCCCAGGCCTTAGCCCATAATTCATTCTGCATTTTCTAAGTCCCACAATTCTGTTGCTCTATGGAATGCTGAACCGCCTACCGACCACACTGATGGTGCTTCTGGTACGGTCATCAATCGTGTCAGGTAATACTGAAAACCACAATCAATATAGGTTGTGAATGCAGAGTAACTTACATGTTCAGGTAAATCATATTCACCAATTTGTATCGTCATGGTTGTAGTATAGCAGATATCCTGAGTTACTTCGGTAAGCAGCCTACCTAACGGATTCAGTCGGTTGTGTATAATTAATTATAATATATAATATATACCCCCGAAGGGGGTTATATATATATATAATATATATTATACTATAGGAGAAGATATGTTGGAAGTAGTAATCGGTACTGCATTAGCACTTGCTATTCGTGACCTGATTTATGAGTTGATTGGTATGTATCAGAATTACAAGTTTAAGAAGAACTCAAAGGTGTGGCGGGACTACTTTGAGGACATGGTAGCGGACGACGAGGACATCGACTAGCCTCTAGAAACGCCAAAAGACCCCCCAACCTAGGGTGATTACCTTAGGAAGGGGGGTTTCTTGTCTCTATCGGCCTGCTATGGGCCTAGAGTGGGGCTATTTGGAGCCGACGCCAAACTCTGCTGAGTCAGGGTCGAGTGCCTTGAGGATTGGTCCAGCCACGGCAGCGAGTGCTGCTGATAGTAGAGCCTTTGGTTCGGTTACTCCTGCTAGGTAGAGAGCAATCATTGCTGCTGCTGCAGCACGTAGATATGTTGAGGCGATTGCCTGCATTTTCTTTGTGTTCATTTGTTCTCCTTTTTAGGCAAAGGCTTAACCGCTGCCTTTACTTTATTGATGGTTGTTATTTTTCCTAACCAAGGAAACCAAGGTGATGTATCATTACCGCAGTTATCTTTGATTGATATATGCAAATGCTTATTGTGAGGGTTGCTGCCTGTATAAGGCTTGTCACCCTTCTCACTACTCCAAATGAGTCCCTTAAAAATTAAGTACTTTACACGCTTGTCTGTCTTGAGGTTCATGTACATCTCATGGCAGTCGATACCGTGTGCAGGGTCATGGGTTATATCAACACCAAATCCTGTATTGTGGTCACTGTTGGGGTTCTGGTGTACATGTGCTGCGCTAGGCAGTAATCCATCCGATGCCTTCTTGCGCTTAGGGCGAAGGGCTGTAGCCTGACGTAACACTGCAATAGCAGCAGGTGTTGCTTTCTTTGCTAAGGGTTTCATTTCTTAATTAACTCCATTACTAATTCGTGCATCATTTCAACTTTGCTTTCGAGTCTTGATACTGAATCTTTAAGGCTAGACCCACCGTTGGGCTTGAGTTCGTATAGATAATGTTTAACCAACCAGCGCACTGAACCAGCAAAAGCGGTTATGATAGCGATGATAGATACGATTAAGCCTGCCCAATTTGCGGGTGTCATGTTATACTCCTGGCGATTAGATGGTACGGATAGTTGCTACAAGGATTCCACCGAATCCAGAGAAGCGCTTGTCTGTTGGTGTTCTATTTATAAACTGTAATTGCTCGATGATACCAAGGAATGATTCTCCAGTACGGAAATCTTCAACACGGATTGTATCTCCAACGCTTTCAATGTCTTCTAGCAGTGCGAGTTTTTCATAAGCAGCACCTTCGTGACCAACTTGGTTTCCGAAGGAATCTTTTTCTCTATCATAACAGGCAAGAGGGTAACTTATTAATCTTTGACGGCCAACTGCTGGCAGTGATTTAAGTTGGTATCCTGACAATATTGGACCTTCTGCACTGGCTGTTGATGACCTAGATAGTTCAAACTTAAACGACAAGTATTCTTGAGCACCTGTTGGGTAGGATACGTTTACCTCTGGGGTAAGGCCTCCCTCAGTAAAGGTTCCAAGAACATATTCGTTCTCGTTGGCATCAATAGACTTGATTACTACCCCACCCTTTTCGTTACTTGCTCGAGTTTTTAATATCTTAAAGATTTTATTTTCAAGCGTAGAGTATCTAATTTTTCCTGTAGTTATATACCCAGAAGGTACTAACGTTGTAGTTGATTGAACTGCAATTCCATTGCTGCCAGATGTGGTAAACGCAATTTGATTGCTATTTCCAATAAAATCTACGCTAGTAGCATAGCCAGTAACTCCGTCGAGATATGCATCAGTTGCATAAGCAAAGCGTAAGTCTTCTAATTCATTGCTAAGGTCTATGCGATATAGTCCAGCGTAACCACCAACTGAGCCAGTAGCCCAAATAAACCTATCTCTAAAGGCAAAGTCATATCCAGTATTTTCTGCTTCAATAATAAGAGGTCCGTAAGTTAAGTCCCCATTGGTGTCTGATATATTTGCTACACGTATACCTTTATTTGTTCCAATTACTAGGTATCCCAAGTAAGATTCAATTTTATTTACACGTTCGCCAATAGGTAATTGTGCTGCAATTATTCCTGATGTTAAAACTGGCATAGAGCCATTAGATGCTAAAACAAATTTGTAAATTGCTGAGGTTGTTCCAGCGTATCCTGCAGCATAAAGAGCAGAGCCACCTTCTGATATAGATGTCCAGGTCCAGTCAGCATTAGGATGGGTATATGCAGCGGTTGGAAGCGTATGGGTTGACCCCTTGGCGCTAGTTAATTCATAAACCCCTGCACCAATGCAAGCGACAAGGCGCTGCTTAACCCAACCTAGTACTACTTTTTCGCTACCAGTATTGTAATAGCGAGAGTATCCAGCAGCAGGTGTAGAAATTGGACCTGTGTAGATGTGGTCATTGTCAGCAATAAATAAGTGAGTACCATCTGTAGTAACTGCAAGAATAGCAGTATCTAGTGGTTGGGCTATACTAGTTACGTCCGTATAAGTAACAGCGGTTCCACTAGCAGTATAGTTTTTAATAGTTACGGTTGACGGTTCCCAGGCAATAACTTTGTCTGTTGCACCATCTACTGCAGAAATAAGTTTATATGTGCCAGTCGTAACACCAGACATATTTGCTGTATTTTTGAGTAAAGTTACTTTACCTTTTTCCCAAACATCAACACCCTTACTATCGGCAAAGCGATAACTTACCGATTCCCCAACCGATGGGTCATAGAACTTGACGCCACTTCCATTATGGAATGATGACTGAGCACGAACCCACCAGCCAGTGATAGACTGCTCACCTGGCTCGTTAGATTGGTCAATCTGTTGCTTGCGATACTGTGCAGTCTGCCTT